ATTATAATAGTGTCAAAGGAGATATAGAATACTATACTCCAAAACTAAAACCAAACGGTTGGTTGTGTGGACACGATATGGATTTTCCTGGTGTAAACAAAGCAGTAAATGAATTATTACCAAACAATTATCACATTGGTCCAAACAACGTTTGGTTTACTTGTTTAGATAAATCGGTGCCAATTCCGTTTAAAGTTCTTGACATTTAGCATAAATCATTATATACTAATTAAAATTAACAAAGGAGTATCGCATGAGTGATAGAACTTTTGGCGCAGAAGAAAAAGCCAAACTAGTACAAATTGTAAACGAAGGTGTAACTGTAATGCAAGAAGTTTCAGACCTACAAGAAGGACTTAGAGACACAGTCAAAGCAGTAGCAGAAGAACTAGATATTAAACCAGCATTAATTAACAAGGCAATTAAAATTGCACAAAAAGGCGAATGGCACAAAGCAGTTGATGAGTTTGAAGACTTAGAAACAATTATTGTTACTACAGGCAAGGACAAACTTTAATTTTGCAAAAAGTAAAAGACTTTTGGATAAACTCCTACAAGAGCGATAAAGTAGCATTTTCTTTTGAACTTGTTAGTTTTATCTTTACTGTTGGAGCAAGTATGACACTAGCATTTAACGCAAAAGATCCTAATATGCTAATAGTATATCCTGGATTTTTTGTTGGTAGTGTTACACAAGCATACGCAAGTTATCGTAGAGGAGCCGCTTGGGTTTTTCTACTAACAACCTATTTTGCCTGTGTAAATGTATTTGGATATGGTGTGGCATCAAATTGGTGGTAAAAGATAAATTAAGGCTTGCTTTTTTTAGGCACAGAACATATAATAGTAAATAATGTTGAACAAGGTCAGTCGGCCATAAACGACATAATTGGTATTTGCCAGCCGCAAGTGGCATNTANAGGATATGATAAATGGAAAACGAATCTTCTGATTTTTTTCAGAAAAACAAATATGTACATATAAAGAATTTACTTCCTGTAGATCTTTGTCATGTTGCAACACAATACTCTGTATTCCAGATGACTCAAAATTTTGAGCCTGAAACTGGACAAACTGCACAAGTTCCTGGAACACATGGAAAATACGGTGATCCATTAATGGAAACACTTTTACTCATGTCTACACCGTATGTTCAAGCAAATACTGGTCTTGAACTTATCCCAACATATTCATACTATAGACTTTATAAGCCTGGCGACGAATTACACAAACATAAAGATCGCCCTGCTTGCGAAATAACTGCAACAATAACACTAGGTTGGGGTTATAAAGAAACAGAAAAAGATTGGAAATGGCCAATCCTTTTAACAGATACTAACGGCGAACAAAAATCATTTAGTTGTGATTTAGGCGACGGTGTAATATATCGTGGTTTAGAATTAGAACACTGGCGTGAACCGTTTACAGCAGGTGAAGGATCGTTTCAAGCACAAGTGTTTTTACACTATGTTGATGCAAATGGCCCATATGCAAAAGAACACGCATTTGATGGTAGACAAGGAGTTGGGTTTCCAGAACCCAAATAATAGGAGAAAATATTGAGTTACGTAGACGCACTGTGGGATCGCGACAAAGATATTATTAAAGTTGTCGAAAGAAACAAAAAAGGCGAACGAGAGTTTCGTGAATTCCCTGCAAGATATGTATTCTATTACGGTGATGGCAAAGGTAAACAGAAAAGTACCTTTGGTGATCCTGTAAGTCGTGTTGTATGTAAAAGTTGGAAAGACTTCCTCAAAGAGCAAAAAATTAACAAACATCGCGGATTGTACGAAGCCGATATTAATCCTGTATATAGATTACTTGAAGAAAACTATCTTGGTCAAGATGCTCCAAATCTAAACGTTGCATTTTTTGACATTGAGGTTGACTTTGATCCAGAACGTGGATACAGTTCACCTGAAGATCCTTTTACAGCAATTACTGCTATTACTGTACACCTACAGTGGCTTGACAGTCTTATTACACTAGCACTTCCGCCTAAGACACTAACAATGGAACAGGCAAAAGAAGAATGTAAAGATTTTCCCAACACATATCTGTTTGAAACTGAAGCCGAAATGCTCGACACGTTTTTGGACTTAATAAAAGATGCAGATATTCTAAGTGGGTGGAACAGTGAAGGTTATGATATTCCGTATACTGTTAACAGAATTACACGAGTGCTTTCAAAAGAAGATACAAGACGTTTTTGTTTGTGGGATCAATATCCTAAAAAACGTAAGTTTGAAAAATACGGAAGAGAGCAGGAAACCTATGACCTAATAGGCAGACAGCATTTAGATAGTTTGGAATTGTATCGTAAATACACGTATGAAGAAAGACACACTTATCGACTTGATGCCATTGGCGAAATGGAAGTTGGCGAAAAGAAAACTGTGTACGAAGGTACGCTCGATCAACTTTATAACAATGACTTCAGAACGTTCATTGAGTACAACAGACAAGACGTTGCACTACTGGACAAGTTGGACCAAAAACTAAAGTTCATTGACTTAGCCAACGAACTTGCTCATGCAAATACGGTTTTGCTACCCACCACAATGGGTGCTGTGGCAGTTACAGAACAAGCAATTATTAATGAAGCACACAGACGTGGCTTTGTAGTTCCTAACAGAGTACACAGAGAGCCAGGATCAGCACAAGCGGCTGGAGCGTATGTTGCGTATCCTAAAAAAGGACTACATGACTGGATCGGTTCAATGGACTTAAACTCACTGTATCCTAGTGTTATTCGAAGTTTGAATATGGATCCGGCAACTGTTGTAGGACAACTACGTCAAAATCATACAGAATCATTTTTAGATGAACAACAAACACTTAAGAAAAAGAGTTTTGCTGGTGCTTGGGAAGGCAAGTTTGGTAGTCTTGAATATGACTATGTTATGGAACAACGCAAAGACATTGAAATTACTATTGACTGGGAAGGCGGAGAAAGTGATACACTGAGTGCCGCAGAAGTATATAGACTAATTTTTGACAGCAATCAACCGTGGATGGTTAGTGCTAACGGAACAATCTTTACAACTGAGTATGAAGGCATTATTCCAGGACTGCTAAAACGTTGGTATGCTGAACGTAAAGAAATGCAGGGTAAAAAGACTGCCGCACAAGATGCAGGCAATAAGATTGAAACTGCTTTTTGGGATAAACGACAACTGGTTAAAAAGATTAACCTAAACAGTTTGTATGGTGCTATTCTAAACCCAGGTTGTAGATTCTTTGATCACAGAATTGGTCAAAGTACAACACTAACAGGTCGTGCTATTGCAAAACATATGAGTGCAAAGGTTAATGAAATTATTACTGGTGAGTATGATCACGTAGGCAAAAGCATTATATACGGTGACACTGACTCTGTTTACTTTAGTGCTTACACTAGCCTACGTGCTGAAATTGACAAAGGTGATATTCCGTGGAACAAAGACAGTGTTGTTGCTCTTTATGATCAGATCTGTGAAGAAGCAAACACTACGTTTCCAAAGTTTATGGGCGATGCATTTCACTGTCCAAAGAGTCGCGGCGAAGTAATTGCGGCAGGTAGAGAGATTGTTGCTGAAAAAGGTTTGTATATCACAAAGAAACGTTATGCGGCATTGATTTATGATAACGAAGGTTTCCGTACTGATACAGATGGTAAACCAGGTAAAGTAAAAGCAATGGGTTTAGATCTTAAACGAAGTGATACTCCTGTGTTTATGCAAGAGTTTTTGAGTGAAGTNCTGTTAGCAGTACTAACAGGTGCTCAAGAAGAACAAGTGCTTGACATGATCACAGACTTTAGAACAAAATTCAAAGCAAGGCCGGGTTGGGAGAAAGGATCTCCTAAACGTGCTAACAACATTACAGATTATCGTGCTAAGTTAAAAAAGCAAGGTAAAGTGAACATGCCAGGTCATGTAAGAGCAAGTATTAACTGGAACACGCTCAAAGACCTTAATGGCGACAAGTTTAGTATGCAGATTGTTGACGGTATGAAAGTTATCGTTTGCAAACTAAAAAATAATCCAATGGGATATACTTCGGTTGCTTACCCAACGGATGAACTAAGACTACCAACATGGTTCCAAGAACTGCCNTTTGAAGATGACGAAATGGAGTCAGCAATCATTGATAAGAAATTGGATAACCTAATTGGAGTTCTAGATTGGGATATTAAATCAACCGAACAGAAGAATACATTCAATAATTTATTTGACTTTGAATGATTTTCTAAATATAATAGTATATAAGGAACGGAGAAAACTATGAAAGACATNTTACAAGACATTGTAGCACATACACACGCACTTGGCTTTCTTAACATTGTTAAGGTAAACGGTGATGATGCACAAACAGGTATNGACAGCATGGCAGAGGATCGCTCTGTGATCATGCAGGCAAATACTAAAAACGCCCAAGTAGAAATGAAGGGTACGTTTGGTATGCCTAACCTAAATAAACTAGACATTCATTTGAAGTGTCCAGAATACAAAGACGGAGCATCAATTGANGTTGTNCNTCAAGACAGAAATGGTGTA